ATGACGGTCGCCCAGTGTCTCGACTACTGGTTCGACAACTACGTCTCTACAACTCTCAGAGAAAAGACCCAAGCACTTTACCGATCAACGGTTATGAAGCGCATGCATGACGCCTTCCCTAATCGTCCGGCATCTTCTATCACGGTTAAGCAATGGGTTGACCTGCTTACCGAAGAAGAAAAAGATAATCCACGCCGAGCAAGGCAGGTGCTAAGTCAACTAAGATCAGCAATTAGTTGGTGCATGCGGCGTCAGTTGATAGATAGTTGCGCAATTATGAGCATCCAACCAAGGGACTTCGGCTCCCGCGCTGAGGTAGGGGATCGGGTACTGTCGTATCACGAACTGGCTAAGATCTGGCTTGCTATTGAAAGAAGCCGTGCGTCTACGTCAAATAAGCTCCTTCATCAGATGCTTATGCTGTGGGGGGCGAGGCTCTCAGAGCTTAGGCTGGCAACAAAGACAGAATTTGACCTGCTGGACAACGTATGGACCGTACCGAAAGAGCATAGCAAGATGGGTAATGTTATCCGCCGTCCAATCTTCGATCAAATTAAGCCTTTTCTCGAAAAGGCCATGACAACGTACAATGATGTTCTTTTCCCTGGAGAAGACATAAACAAACCGATCAGCATCGCTGCAGCTAACCGATTCGTAAATAGAATAAGGGGAGGGATGGATCTAGGTTACTGGCGAACACATGATTTCAGAAGAACGCTTGTTACACGTCTGTCCGAGATGAATGTCGAGCCTCATGTTACTGAGCGAATGCTCGGTCATGAACTTGGCGGGATAATGTCCGTATACAATAAACACGACTGGATAGAGGCTCAGCGCAAAGCGTATGAGCTTCACGCTGATAAATTGTTCTGGCACATCAGGAGCATTTCTGATTAACGCCACCGTTAAGAATCCACCCTTCAACAGCTTCACGAAGGTATGATTTGGGGTGGGTTCTGACTGGCTTCGGAAATCCGTGCCGTTTTGAACCGCCCCGGGTTTCCTGGAGAGTGTTTTATCTGTGAACTCAGGCTGCCAGATCATCGTTTCCGATGGAAGCATAATAAGCTTTTTCTGCTTCTGCCGGAGGAGTATGGCCCAGCCTTCCCAGCAATCGTCGATTGTTATACCAGTCCACCCACGTTAGTGTGGCCAGTTCCACTTCTGCACGGTTTTTCCAGCTCTTACGGTGTATTACCTCCGCTTTGTAAAGACCATTGATGCTCTCAGCCATCGCGTTGTCATACGAGTCGCCTGTACTCCCTGTTGATGCCAGTAATCCGGCTTCTTTTAGTCGCTCCGTATAGGCCAGTGACACATACTGAGAGCCTTTATCGCTGTGATGGATGGTGCCAGACGGACGACGGGCCCACAACGCCTGCTCCAGCGCATCCAGCACGAATGTCGTTTCCATAGACGATGAGACCCGCCACCCCACGATGTATCCGGCAAACACATCAATGATAAACGCCACATAGACGAAGCCCTGCCATGTGCTGACGTAAGTAAAATCAGCCACCCACAGCTGGTCAGGTCGTTCTGCCACGAACTGACGGTTTACGCGGTCGCCTGCGGCAACGGCTTTCCGGCTGATGGTCGTACGGACCTTTTTACCCCGGAGAACACCGGCAAGTCCCATAACCGCCATGAGACGTGCCACTGTACATCTGGCCACCCTGATTCCTTCCCGTAACAACTGACGCCAGACTTTACGCACACCGTACACCTGATGATTTTCATCGTATACGCGCTGTATCTCTCTCTTCAGCCAGTCGTCGTGCTGCGCACGGGCACTGCGTTTATCCGGATGATGTCGCTGTTGCTGACAATGGTAATACGTTGACGGGGCAATATGCAGTTCGCTGCATACCGGTCCGACCCCGTACTGCTCACGCAGCTTATCCAGCAGTGGCATCATTTTTTCCAGAGGCGGTCGAACTCCGCCTTCGCAAAATAAGCGGAAGCCTGGCGAAGGATATCGTTACTGCGGCGCAGTTCACGATTTTCACGTTCCAGCTCTTTCAGACGCTGACGTTCAGCGCTGGTGAGCCCACCATCACCGCCCCCGGTATCCCGCTCATGCTGGCGAACCCAGACACGCAGAGTCTCCGGCGTACAGCCAATCTTTGGGGCAATGGAACAAATTGCCGCCCACTGTGAGTCATATTCATCCTGACTTTCCAGAACCATACGAATCGCCCGCTGACGGACTTCGGGGGAAAAACGAGTATTTTTAGTCATCCTGTTTACCTCTTTCTCAGGGAGTTTAGTCTCCAGGATTTCCGGGGCGGTTCATTTGGTATAGTTCCAGATTGTCTGACGTGATGAAACACCGAGCTTGTTCATCACTTCTTTCTCAGGAATCAGGCTGGTATCGGTCATCTTAATTCTCCAGGCAAAAAGAAACCGCCATATAGCGGCTCTATCAGATATGAACAGGCCTCATCGAGTGTGAGGCGTTAGTCCTTGCGTAGCTCGCTGATTCTTCTGTAAGTCTCTGGTGCTTTGTTTCCGTGTATCTTCATTTCAGACTTCAACAGAGCAACGAGGGAATCCCATTCGTTGAGGATTCCTTTGAATGCCGGAACGCGCTTTGCAACCTTGTCGAATGAATCTCTGATTTCTGGAATCTGCTCAACAAGTGCAACGCATCGTCTGAAATCGGCTGCGTCATGTGGAGCACCGAAGCCATGACCATAGATATTCTTTTTCAGGCCACATGCGATTGAGGCAAGAGTTGCGCTACTGATGCCGACATCGCCAGTTGATTGCCATTTCAAAACCTTCATAGCCAAATCTGACATTTCTTGTCTCCATAAAACAAAACTCGCCGTAGCGAGTTCAGATAAAAGAAATCCCCGCGAGTGCGAGGATTGTTAGTTGCGCTCTGCTGCTGCCTTAGCCATTACCATATCCACACAATTTCACCAGACATGATTCTCGCAATCACTATCATCACCAAAGTGATAATCACAACTTTAACTGGCGGCATCATTCACCATCCTGCTGCGGTGCTGCTGGATATACTTTTCTCATCCAATGCGTGGCGTCATGAATAACGAACTGATATTCATCATCAGTAAACATCGAGCCATCCCACTGTAGCCCGTCAAGAACACCTCTGGATGGAGAGAATACCCAGATATCGAAATCGTATTTCTCCGGCATTCGCTCACTACAGCTTATCCAACCATCCGGAGTTACCGGAGAGTTGCCAGCCTTGCGCATGGCAATCTCCATGATTTCAACCATATCTCCTGGTGGAATTTTACAATGCTGACCAATATGCCTCTGCTGCCTGGCATATTCGAGGATGTGCTCCAGCTTGATACGATTAATCATGATTTATCTCCCTGAAGCATGGCTTCGCGGCAGTCGTTCCAGCCTTCAGCATAATCACTATACGCAAGAGGCCAACCGTTTCTGTATTCACGCGGCAACTTATCAGGCACTACCAGCGCTGGCGGCGCGGAGAATAGTGGTTTAGGTGATATTTCCGCACGTTTTGCGTATGCTTCAACTGTGTCAGGGTTAAACAGGATTATGTTTTCACCGCATTCTCACGCTATCGGTTCTGCTTCCAGCGATGCCAGTGCAATTTCATAAGCACGGCGCTCAATATTGTCTCGAACGTCCAAGCTGCCTATGCGCTCTTTGATTTCTTTAATCAGTTCTTTGTCGGTAATAGTGGTCATGCCGCGTTTCCTTCTTTCTTATTAACAATTACACCGTCATATATTTCATTAAGGTGCCCTCTCAACTCCATGCGCCTTAATGCAGACAACATGTAATCGCATTCAACCTGCTTATTTCCAGTAAATGGCTTATCGTCAGGATTACCCCAACAGCAATTACCCTTGGGCCACCCATGTACTTTCCGTACTCTTCCGTTAACAACGTGAAGTAATCCCCAGCCAGGTGGTAAATCCTCAATTGAAATAATTCCCGGCTCACTAATAAAGAATCGCCAGTCGCCCATTCCAAGAGACGGATTTTTACGAAAACGCTTTTTTCTATCTGCCAACAAGTCAGCACGAGAACATTTCGCCTCTATCAGGCATGATGCTGAATTTCTGAATCCCATAGCATCTGGCTGTTCTCCGGTACTGGTTACAGCTATAAAGCGGTCATGAAAACAAACCTTGAAACCGTTGCGCTTAAGGAACTTGTACGCAATCTGACAGAGTTCGCGGTGTGTTAACGCCATATCACTCTCCTTTGATGCGAATGCCAGCAAGCCAGTTTCTTATGCCGATATATTCAGCGTTCCTGAAACCGCTTTTTACATATATAAATGGCAAGCGAAGATTGTGACCATTGACTGCCAGGTAGTCTTTACAACCCTGTTCGGTGAAACAGCAGGTAACGAATTCATCAATATCTTTCACAGCAACGCGCCGCCATTTTTCTGGTGGCTCTCGAAAGTTTTCATGAAGTAGCTCGAGACGACGACTATGGCGTTTATTGGCTTCATTGCCATCTTCGTCAACCCAGACAATCCGGTCATGGTCATAATCAGCATCAACAGCGATTTCGCGCTTTTGATACACACAAAACATGGGATCTGACGTTATTCGATTGTCCTGTGTTCGAATATTTTCACCGATGATGCCAAACGAATCTGGTGCAGATTTTGTCTGCATCTCTTCGATACGTTCAGCCATCGCAGCACACTCTTCAAAGTTGCTTAATGCTTTTCGCTCCCATTCGGCGCATTGTTTTTCCAGTTCTGCTATGCGCTTACTTCCATCCGCGATTACTCCCTCGTAATATTCACGCTGCTCGTTGAGTTTTGATTTTGCTGCTTCAAGCTCAACACGCAGCTTCCCAACCGTAAGCGCAATCCCCTCGTTCTCCTGGTCGCGGCGTTTGATGTATTGCTGGTTTCTTTCCCGTTCATCCAGCAGTTCCAGCACGGTAGCCGGGTTAGCCTCTGCTATGAATTCAGCGTTTGCATAAGCCTGAGCATCTGATTCAATCAGGCAGTTAACATGACATTCCGCAATCACGCCACCGGGTTCTCCTTTCCATTTTTGGCAAACAAAAACTCCTGTTAAATTGCCGTGCTGGTTAACAGATGTATGCCCTACGATGTAGCTTCCTTTAGTTGCTTTTTCTGCCTTTTCACGCAGTGCCTGATAATTAATTTCGCTCACTTCGAACCTCTCTGTTTACTGATAAGCTCCAGATCCTCCTGGCAACTTGCACAAGTCCGACAACCCTGAACTGCCAGGCGTCTTCGTTCATCTATCGGATCGCCACACTCACAACAATGAGTTGCGGATACAGTCTGGTAGTTCAGGCGACGCATTTTTATTGCTGTATTGCGCTGTAATTCTTCAATTTCTGATGCTGAATCAATGATGTCTGCCATCTTTCATTAATCCCTGAATTGTTGGTTAATACGCTTGAGGGTGAATGCGAACAATAAAAAAGGAGCCTGTAGCTCCCTGATGATTTTGCTTTTCATGTTCATCGCTCCTTAAAGACGCCGTTTAACATGCCGATCGCCAGACTTAAATGAGTCGGTGTGAATCCCATTAGCGTTACCGTTTCGCGGTGCTTCTTCAGTACGCTACGGCAAATGTCATCGACGTTTTTATCCGGAAACTGCTGTCTGGCTTTTTTGATTTCAGAATTAGCCTGACGGGCAATGCTGCGAAGGGCGTTTTCCTGCTGAGGTGTCATTGAACAAGTCCCATGTCGGCAAGCATAAGCACACAGAATATGAAGCCTGCTGCCAGAAAAATGCATTCTGTTGTTGTCATGCCGGGTCTCTCTCGTTTGCTTCTGCTTTCGCCGCCATCATTTCCAGCTTTTGTGAAAGGGATGCGGCTAACGTATGAAATTCTTCGTCTGTTTCTACTGGTATTGGCACAAACCTGACTCCAATTTGAGCGAGGCTATGTGCCATCTCGATACTCGTTCTTAACTCAACGGGAGATGCTTTGTGCATACAGCTCCCCGTTTATTATTTATCTCCTCAGCCAGCCGCTGTGCTTTCAGGGGATTTCTGATAACAGAAAGGCCGGGAAATACCCAGCCTCGCTTTGTAACGGAGTAGACGAAAGTGATCGCACCTACCCGGATATTATCGTGAGGATGCTTCATCGCCATTGCTCCCCAAATACAAAACCAATTTCAGCCAGTGCCTCGTCCATTTTTTCGATGAACTCCGGCACCATCTCGTCAAAACTCGCCATGTACTTTTCATCCCGCTCAACCACGACATAATG